TTGCAAGCGACGACGAAGAACGGTTGGAGTTTCTAAGCAAGCGGGCCGGACTATCTGGACGCATGGCAAAAGCCGCCGCCGCCCGTCACTTGAAGGAAGAGGGCCGCCCGGTTGAAAATGTTTGGGATGCCGCGCAAGCCATAACCGCAATCGCCCGCGACGTTCCCCACCAAGACGCCCGGATAGAGGTTGAGAAAAAAGCCGGGGTTTTATTGGATAAAGTAACCGCCTAAATCGTTTCTATATATTAAAAGATTGGGCCGCCATTGCGCGGCCCTTTTTTGTTGGGGACTTTACTTTCTATAATTTTATATATAATTAGATAACAAGGCCCGGCATGATGCCGCGCCGTTGGAGTAAAAAACATGACAAAAATATTTACAGAAAACTTTCGCGCTAGTGACTTTATTCTTGATCGCGTATTAAATCCAAACCGTGACCCGGAAATAGGCAACACCCGCCCGGATCACCTTGTGGAAGCTTGCGGCATTATACCGGATTTCTTTTGCACGGCCTGCCTTGAAGCCCAACAAGTTGACCCGCTCAAACTTACTCTTTTAGATATTGCCGACAAAATGGACGCCGTTTACGGTCACGGCGGCTTTGCTCAATATCCCTTGAAAGGTACGTTAGGGACAAAGGGCGTTTATTCTTATCCCGGCGATCCAGACTTGCACCCGCTGGCCCGGTTTTCTTTTGATGATCGGTTTGTTTTGTACGTTTACCAGTACGGGATTTGCGCAATTGTAGATAAAAAAGTCCCGTCAAAATATAGGTGGTCGCCTAGTCACTATATTGCCCGGTTTGATTAATGTTTAATTTTCTTTATTGGGTTTGGCGGGATGTATTGCCCGCGCCGTCTATTTCGGCTTTGCGGTTTTCTATTGCTTTCCGACGTTTTAAAGGCGTCCGTCACAAATAAACCGCTCACTATATAAGAACCACCGGGGCCGCCATTGTGCGGCCCTTTTTAATGAAATACTTTACTTTATATAATTTTATATATAATTAGATACCCAAGGCCCGGCATCCCGTCGCGCCATTGGAGCAAAAAACATGATCGATATTAAATCAAACCTTGACCGTTTAGAAGCCCGCGCCTCTGATTTTTACAAGCGAGGACAAAACGACAATGCTTATTCTTCGGAGGATAGTGGAGACCGTCAACGTAATGCTTTACGAACCGCAAGCGATTTGCGCGGGGCAATTCAAGATATTCAAAACTTGCGAGATCATATAACCAACTTGGAAAAAACCCCGGTTGATTTGGGCACCGTTATTAATGACGCAATCAATGGCCGCATTAAAGCCGCCTTGACCGATAGCCGCCAACTGGACGGACTGGAAGCCCGCCTTGAAACCCTTGAACAGTTCAAAGATGATTTGAATGTAGAAGCCGATGACATCGACGGCCTTGAAAGTTTCGTTGACGCCATCGTTGAAACCCACCTTGACGACAGCGGGAACCGGGACGATGAAACCCGCGAGACAATCAAGGACATGATCAACGACGGCGATATTATCGTCTCAATTGACGTTTCATAAACGCCCCCACAAACGACGATCTAGGCCGCCATTGAGCGGCCTTTTTCTTTGCCAGCAATAAACAGTTAAATAGGGCGGGCCGCGCCCCTTGAACGTACAGCCAAACGTACCGGGCACCGTGGACCGTGGACCACTGGATGCGACCCCAGCGGGCCGGAATTAAGCCCACCCGGTGAAAGTTAAACCGCGCACAATTCGCCGGGGTCACCCACCAAAAACAATTCGCCGGGCACCGTGGCCCGCGTTTCTGGATGAAATGCCCGTTGTTAAAACGCGCCGGGGCCCCGGAATATCGGGTCAATTTCCTTGATTTTCGTCAAAAACAGCGCAATTTTCGCGCCGCGCACCGTGCCGCGTCTGTCGAGGGCAGGGGCCATGTTTCTCTCAAATATTTATAAGGTATTTCCAACGAGGGTTAACTGTCTTATAATAGCGTTTAAAATCGCATACATTTACGTGGATTGTTTCACGTGAAACATTGTGAAAACTGCGTGTGAAAAATTACAGGGGCCCCCTATGAGTTCAGCAAATTCCGTGATCCTAGAAGAGAAAAAACTGAAGCTTGAGCTTCGGCTCGCGCAGCTTGAAAAGAATGAGAAATGTCAAAAAGATTTTTTAACTTTTGTCAAAACAGTTTGGCCTGACTTTATCGCGGGCCGTCATCATAAAATCATTGCTGACAAGTTAGAACGCGTGGCCCGTGGGGAGTTGAAGCGGTTAATTATCAACATGGCTCCGCGGCACACGAAGAGTGAGTTTGCGTCCTTTTTGTTTCCTGCGTGGATGATGGGCCAGAACCCAAGTATGAAGATCATTCAGGCGACACACACGACGGAGTTGGCGGTTAACTTTGGCAGGAAGACGAAGAACTTGATTGAGAGTGATGATTTTAGGGAAGTGTTTCCGGGTGTTAAGTTAGCGGCGGACAGTAAGGCCAGTGGGCGGTGGGACACGAGCAACGGCGGGATGTATTATGCTGTTGGGGTTGGATCAAACTTAGCGGGTCGTGGTGGTGACTTGGTGATTATTGATGACCCTCACTCGGAGCAGACTGCGATGAGCGCGAATGGTTTTGACGATGCTTGGGATTGGTACACAGGGGGCCCCCGGCAGCGTTTACAGCCGGGTGGTTCGATTGTTTTGGTTCAGACGCGGTGGTCAGAGAAGGATATGACGGGTCAACTTTTAAGGGCACAAGCAAAAAATCCATTAGCGGATCAGTGGGAGGTTGTTGAGTTACCTGCTATTTTTGAGGACGGGACTTCTTGTTGGCCGGAGTATTGGTCTTTGGAGGACTTAACTTCTGTGAAGGAGTCGATACCTCCGAGCAAGTGGAACGCTCAGTACCAGCAAAATCCTACGGGTGAGGAGAACGCGATTATCCGTCGTGAGCAGTGGCAATGTTGGGAAAAGGAGAAGGTTCCGCATTTAGAGTATGTGATACAGAGTTACGATACGGCGTTTAGCAAGCGGGAGACTGCGGATTACAGTGCGATTACAACGTGGGGCGTGTTTTATCCTAACGAGGGTGGGAGTGGTCCTAATTTAATTTTGTTGGACAGTCAGAAGGGAAGATGGGATTTCCCGGAATTGAAGCAGATTGCATTGGATAATTACAAATTTTGGGAGCCTGACACGGTTATTATTGAGGCAAAAGCGAGCGGGACCCCTCTGACTCAGGAATTACGAAACATGGGGATTCCTGTTGTAAACTTTACACCTTCGCGTGGAAACGATAAGGTAATGAGAGTTCACAGTGTTTCGCCATTATTTGAGGCTGGAATGGTTTGGGCCCCCGACGAGACGTGGGCAGATGAGTTAATTGAGGAGGTTGCTGCGTTTCCAAACGGGGAACATGACGACTTAGTTGATAGTATGACACAGGCTCTTATGCGCTATAGGCAAGGAAATTTTGTACAATTACCAACAGATGACTGGGAAGATGAAGAAAACTCTGTTAGAGTGGCGGCATACTATTAGAGGAAAGGCGTGGATATGAATGAACGGCTCATGGATTCTCCAGTAAACTTAGGCATGGCTGGCCCGTTTAGCTATGCTCCTTCTTCTTCATTAGTTCCTGTATCGAGACCTGATTCACTGTCTTCACTACGTCCTATATTGCAACCGGAAAGTTTCAGGGGCCCTGCTCCGGGGGCGATGAGTCCCATTCCGCGGTTCACGGACCTTTCTCCCCCAGCTTTGGAAGAAGAAGAATTGTTTGAAGAAGCTCCAGAGATGCCCCGGGAGAGGGGTATTGGCCGTATTTTATTTGACAAAGTATTTGGCGATAATATTACAGAGGGTATTAGTAAGTCTGCTCGTCCCGGCAGTGATCGGTACGAGGACTTTTATCCTTCTTCTGAGGACGATTTTCAAAGTTCTCTTATAGATGATTTTGGTTATCCTTCAGTTATAGACCCTGTAACGGGGCAGCGTGTTATTCCTACGGACAAGGAACTTTACTCTGAGAAAGTTCGCACTGGCCGGGCTCGTAAAGATTTACCAACTTACCAAGAGTTAGAGGATGTGCGGGCTCATGGCCTAGCTTCTGCGGTATTGGCAAAAAAATATGGTCCCGAATCTGCGACGAGTGCGGGTAATTTTGGTGAGTTTATGGATCGGTTTACTCCTTTCGGGAGTGCTTCTAATGACGAAGACATGAAGATGGATTTACGCAACAACGCAGTTGGCATACAAATTTTTAAAAAAGCGGGAATAAACGCTACTTTAGAAGAGTTAGCAGAAGCTGTTGACGCAAAAGTATTAGAACAATTAGAGGTAATAATGGGCCGTAGTCCTGAGGAGCGCATGACTCCTGCCGAGGATCAACCTAACGCTCCGGCAAATTTTAAGTCTCCCGAAGAGGGTTTTGATGTTTATTTCAACCGCGACAAAGACGGTTATTTTGATACGACACGCGGTAATTATCAACAGTTTTTAGATTAGACCGCATAGGAGAGTTGAATGGCTGAAGAAAAAAATGGATACGCAAGCAGTTTAATTGACACTGGGGTCCCCTCTCAATTTGATGAAGATGATTTAGCTGCTGAGATAGAAATTGAGTTACCGGACTCTCAAAACAATGTCATGGCTATGATTGAAGCGGATGATGTTGGTGAGATTGGGATAACACCGACCGAGGATGGCGGTGTTGAGATTGATTTTGACCCTGCGGACCAGCGCGGCGAGGGGGAAGATTTTGATGCAAACCTTGCTGAAGAGATGCCTGACCGGGAGTTGTCAAGAATTTCGAGCGAGATGCTTGCTGAGTACGACGCAAACAAGTCGGGCCGTCAAGATTGGGAAGATGCGTATGCTAATGGTTTGGAACTTCTTGGGTTTAATTATGAGGAGCGCACACAGCCGTTTCGAGGATCAACAGGGGTTACGCACCCTCTTTTAGCCGAGGCTGCTACTCAGTTTCAGGCTCAAGCTTTTAACGAGCTTTTACCGTCTTCGGGTCCCGTCCGCACAGTTGTGATGGGCAAAGAGACGCGCAAGAAGGTTGAGCAGGGCCAGCGTGTTCGACAGTTTATGAATTATTACATTACAGATGTTATGGAGGATTACACTCCTGACATGGACCAGATGTTGTTTTATTTACCACTGGCGGGTTCTACTTTTAAGAAAACTTATTTTGACGAGACGTTAGATCGTGCGGTGTCTAAGTTTGTTCCTGCGGAGAACTTGGTTGTTCCGTATGAGACCGTGGACCTCGACACGTGCCCCAATGTTACTCAGGTTGTACGCATGTCTTTGAATGATTTGCGTAAACGTCAGGTTATGGGGACATATTTAGACGTGGATGTTATTCCAGCCCAGCGCGAAATCACTGGAGTTGATGGAGAATTAAACCGTATTGAAGGGGTTGAACCTACTCAAATTGATTATGACTGCACTATTTTAGAGTGTCACGTTGATTTGGATTTAGAAGGTTATGAAGAAGTTGATGACGACGGCGAAACAACAGGCATTAAGATACCGTACATAGTGACGCTTTCTATGGATAATGGACAAGTTTTAAGTATCCGTAGGAACTACAAACAGGACGACCCTAAGAAGAAAAAAATCCAGTATTTTACACATTACAAGTTTTTACCGGGTTTTGGTTTTTATGGCTTGGGGCTCATCCACACGATTGGCGGTTTGTCGAGAACCGCCACGGCGGCATTGCGACAGTTGATTGACGCGGGTACGTTGTCCAACCTCCCAGCGGGCTTCAAGGCCCGCGGACTACGGATCAGAGACGACGATGAACCGTTACAGCCCGGAGAGTTCAGAGATGTGGACGCACCGGGCGGGGCTATCCGAGATAGTCTCATGCCGCTGCCCTTCAAAGGTCCGGATCAGACATTGTTTCAACTGCTTGGTTTTGTTGTTGAGGCGGGTCAACGGTTCGCGACCATTACAGATTTAAAGGTTGGTCAGGGTAATCAGAACGCGCCCGTCGGAACTACTATGGCGATTATGGAGCAGGGGTCTCGTGTAATGAGCGCGGTCCATAAGCGTTTACACTATGCGATGCGGTTGGAGTTTAAGATACTTGCGCGTGTTATGTCGGAGAGTTTACCGCAGGAATATCCGTATTCTGTAGCGGGCGGCGACGAGACTATCATGGCGTCGGACTTTGATGACCGCATTGACGTTGTACCTGTTAGCAATCCAAACGCTTTCAGTCAGGCCCAGCGCATTACGTTAGCTCAGACTAAGTTACAACTTGCAAGTCAGGCACCAGAGATTCACAACATGCACGAAGCTTTTCGGGACATGTATGAAGCGATTGGCGTTGTTGATGTAGACCGTTTGATGAAGTCTATACCTACAGAAGAGCCTGAACCGCTTGATCCAGCGCAAGAGAACATTAATGCTTTGGATATGTTGCCACTTCGGGCGTTTGAGGGTCAGAACCACCAAGCGCACATTCAGGCACATTTGGTTTTTGGCACAAGTCCTATTGTTGGCACGATGCCCCCAGTGGCTATTTCTATACAAAAGCATGTCATGGAACACGTACAACAGGCTGCGAGAGAGCAGGCCGCAGTTGCATATTTACAACAAGTTCAGCAACAAGGTGGTCAGCCTGCCGATGACGAACAAATGTTACAAATTGAGCAGCTAACGGCTAACTTTATTGCTGAAGGGTTGCAGCAGGTCAAACAAATTTCTGGCGAGATGACAGGTGCAGGCGCTCCTGACCCACTTGTTCAGCTTAAAGAGGCTGAGATGCAGCAGAAGGCGGCAGCGGATCAGGCAGACAACCAGATTGACCAAGCCAAGGTTGAGCTTGACGCCCGTGGCCAGCAAATGCGCGGTCAACAGTTCAAGGAACGTTTGGCATCTCAAGAGCAACAGACTTCGGCTCGTATTGATGCTGCAATGCAACGTGA